CGAACGGGCTGAACCACTTCTACAAGACTTGGGTCGGAGCCGAGGAGGGCAGGAACGGGTACAACCCGATCAAGGTCGTGTGGCAGGACGTTCCTGGTCGCGACGAAGACTGGATGAAGAACACCCTCGCCGCGATGAACAACGACACCGAGAAGTTCGCACAGGAATACTGTGTCGAGTTCCTTGGATCGTCTGGTACGCTCATCGACGGATGGAAGCTCAAAGAGCTTGTATACCAGCAGCCCGTAGCATACCATGAGGGTCTGTACCAGTACAAGAGACCCGAGCGAGGCAGAAACTACGTACTAGTAGTCGACGTCTCAAGGGGCAAGGGACTAGACTACTCTGCGTTCCAGGTGATCGACATCACGGGAATGCCCTATGAGCAGGTCTGCACCTACAGAAGCAACACTATTACACCTATGGACTACGCCGACGTCGTAAACAGGGTAGGCAAGATCTACAACTCCGCAGGCGTCCTAGTCGAGATCAACGACATCGGTGAGCAGGTATCTACCTCTCTCCAGTACGACTTTGAGTACGACAACCTGCTCTATACAGAGAGCTTCGGTAGGTCTGGAAAGAGGATCACTACCGGCTTCGGCGGAGGCAACGCCGACCGAGGAGTCAGGACCACAAAGTCGGTCAAAGCTATCGGATGCTCAATGCTCAAGATGCTGATAGAGCAGAACCAGCTCGTCATCAACGACTTCAACACCATCAACGAGCTGTCGACCTTCTCTAGGAAGGCGCAGTCCTATGAGGCCGAGGCAGGCTGTCACGACGACTTGGTCATGCCGCTGGTCCTGTTCGGATGGATGTCCGACCAGAACTACTTTAAGGACTTTACAAACATAAATACACTGATGAAGCTTAGAGAAAAGTCTGACGAAGACCTCTTAAGTGAGCTGATGCCTTTTGGATTCATGGACTTTGGCTCTGAAGAGATAGACTCCAGAGAAGTCATCGACGGTGAAGAGGGTAATTGGCTCCTCAGATAAGAACCAGAAACCGATAAATACATCAAAGCTTCTCGCCATAAGATCTTTCGGAGTCATGAAAGGAGACAAACATGGGATTCCAAGTCAGTCCAGGAGTAAACGTTACTGAGGTCGATCTAACTACGATCGTCCCTGCAGTAGCAACGACTCAAGGCGCCATCGCTGGCATTTTTCGCTGGGGTCCGGTCGAACAGCGCGTTCTCGTAGACACAGAGGCAACCCTAGCAGCTCGCTTTGGTAAGCCTAATTCAAATACCGCCGAGACTTGGTTCACTGCATCAAGCTTCCTCGGATACGGTAACATCCTCTACGTGACCCGTGCTGCTAACACGACCGACGCCAATACCGCAAACAACAACGCTGCATACAACGCGCTCGGACTAGCGAACACTCTCGCTGTCAACTCGAGCTCGGCTAACCTCCTTCTTTCGGTGGTGAAGAACAGCGACGACTATCTAACCAAGGCAAGCTTTCCTGGCGACGTAAACTTCGTCGCTAAGTTTCCTGGCGCGATGGGTAACTCGCTTAAGCTCTCGATGTGCCTAAGCAACAGCTCATTCAGCAACACGATCTCGCTTACCTCGAACTCGACCGGTGGAACTGGTGGCACGACCGGTAACTCGACTGTATGCTCTATCGTTTTCTCGCTGAACTCAAATACAGCAAACGTAATCATCCAGTCGTCTGACGGTACACAGGGCGTCACCAACTCGATCTCTGACTTCATCAAGTCAAGGCTCACCCTCGGCGACTACATCACCGCAGGTAACAACCTGATCGGTACACAGAACCTCAAGATCGCGTCTCTAAGCAACACGTCGTATCCTGGATCTGCAAGCAACCCTGCTTCGTTCACCATCAACTTCTATGACACGTATCGCCTATCTACTGCCTACACCGCAAACTCGGTCAGTCGTAAGTGGGAATACTTCAACGTTGTCGACACCGCACCTACCCAGTCAAGCTACGTAGCTCAGTTCGGTAACACTGCTGCACAGGACGAAGTACACGTAGTAGTCGTAGACGAGAACGGCGACTTCACAGGCGTTCCTGGAACGGTCCTTGAGCGCTTTGCTCACCTCTCACGCGCTACTGACGCTAAGACGTCTGACGGCGGTACCCTCTACTACAAGACTGTCCTAAACAACACGTCTCAGTACGTATGGTACGCAAACGACGGTCAGGCTACATCGGCAAACTCTCAGACTATCGCAAGCATCTCATCTTCTATCGCACCTTACACGATCTCATTCGTACAGGGTGCAGACGGTCAGCCTGAGTCTTCTGCTGCTATCGGCGACCTAACTCGTGCATACAACAAGTATACCTCTGCAGAAGACCTCGACGTAGCGATGATCCTTACAGGTAAGTCAAATGGCTATACCCTAGTCAACTGGCTCATCGACAACATCGCCGAGCAGAGAAAAGACTGCATGGTATTCTTCTCGCCACAGTACACTGACGTAGTCAACAACGTCGGATACGAGCGCGACGCGATCCTTGCATTTCGTAATGGAATGAACAGGTCATCGTCTTACGCAGTGATGGATACCGGCTACAAGCAGATGTACGACCGCTACAACGACGTGTATCGCTACATCCCTCTCAACGGTGACATCGCGGGACTCTGCGTACGCACTGAGACTACAAGGGATGCTTGGTTCTCACCAGCCGGCTTCAACCGTGGTCAGATCAAGAACATCGTCAAGCTTGCGTACAACCCAACCAAGTCCGATCGCGACGTTCTCTACCCACAGGGTGTCAACCCAGTCGTATCGTTCCCAGGACAGGGTACGGTCCTCTACGGCGACAAGACACTGCTTGCTAAGCCTTCAGCCTTCGACCGCATCAACGTTCGCAGACTGTTCATCATCCTCGAGAAGGCTATCTCTACTGCATCGAAGTTCACCCTCTTTGAACTCAACGATCAGTTCACTCGCGCTCAGTTCGTCAGCCTTGTTACCCCTTATCTCAGGGACATCAAGGGACGTCGCGGTATCACGGACTTCCTCGTGGTCTGCGATGACTCGAACAATACGCCTGAGAGAGTCGATGGTAACGAGTTCTGGGGTGACATCTATATCAAGCCAGCTCGCTCGATCAACTTCATCCAGCTTAACTTCGTGGCTGTCAGGACGGGCGTTCAGTTCTCTGAAGTCGTCGGTCAGTTCTAATAAATAGAAGAAAAGCACAGGAGTAACTTAGATGGCTTTCAATATCGACAACTTCAAGAGCGGCGGACTAACGATGGGGGGAGCTCGTCCTTCCCTCTTCGAGATCTCCTTTGCCGCACCTCCGTCCATCGCTCTCAACAACTCGGCAGTGGGTAACAAGTTTACCCTACTCGCCGAGGCTGCAGAGCTCCCAGCATCTTCGGTCGCCGCCGTCCAGGTTCCTTACTTCGGTAGGAACATCAAGGTCGCCGGCGATCGCACCTTCGCCGACTGGACCGTAACGATCCTGAACGACGAAGACTTCGCGATCCGTGCCATGCTTGAGAAGTGGCACAACGATCTCAACACCCTAGTCTCTAACGTTCGCCTCCATAGCCGTCCATTCGCTTACAAAGCTGACAACGTCATCGTTACTCAGTTTGGTAAGGATGGTCAGAGACTCAGGTCTTATGAGTTCGTTGGTATGTTCCCAACTGAGATCTCAGCTATCCAGCTCGCTTGGGATACTACTAACCAGATCGAGCGCTTCACTGCTACATTCTCGTATGACTATTGGAAGCCAGTAGCTGCAGACGAGAACGCAGACTTCGACACATACTCACAGGACGTTGAGAAGTTCCCAGGAACGATCTAATCAGTCTCAATATATAGTATGATGCCTCAACTATAGTGAATGCAATTATGAAGGGGGCTCATGATAGGGCCCCCTTTTATTTTAGAGAGAGACAGATGGCCGAACTATTCGGATTTGAGTTTAAGAGAACAGCTCCTAAAGAAGTCACCACCTCCTTCGTTCCTCGTCAAGAGGATGATGGAGCCGCAGTCGTCTCGGCTACCGGTTCGTATGGAACCTACCTTGACCTCGACGGCACAGTAAGGACAGAGGCTGAGCTGGTCACTAAGTACCGTGAGATGTCGCTCCAGCCAGAGATCGACACAGCCTGCGACGAGATCGTCAACGAGATGATGTCGATCGACGAGGACCAGATCGTAAAGATCGACCTCGACAACCTCGACCTCTCTGACAATATCAAGAAGACTATCGAGTCAGAGTTCAAGAACTGTCTTAACATCCTCGACTTCAACCGTCACGCCTACGAGATAGCTCGCAGGTGGTACGTCGACGGTAGGATGTACTACCACGTCATCATCGACGAGAAGAGTCCCAGAGACGGAATCAAGGAACTCAGATACGTTGACCCGCGTAAGATCAGAAAGATCCGCGAAGTAAACAAGAAGAGAGTCAAGGGCGGTGAGCAGGGCGACGCCGTCATCCAGAGAGTACAGAACGAGTACTTCATCTTCAACGACCGTGGATTCAACTACGGTAACAAGTCGGTAGGTCCGTCGACCACCGGCCTCAAGATCGCCAAGGACGCCATCGTATACATCACCTCAGGTCTTACAGACACTCAGGGAACGATGGTCCTGTCATACCTTCACAAGGGAATCAAGGCTCTCAACCAGCTTCGTACCCTCGAAGACTCACTCGTCATCTACCGTCTAGCGCGCGCTCCAGAGCGTCGTATCTGGTACATCGACATCGGCAACCTTCCTAAGATGAAGGCCGAGCAGTACGTCCGCGAGATCATGGTCAAGCACAAGAACCGCTTGATCTACGACGGCAGCACCGGCGAGGTCAAGGACGACCGCAAGTTCATGACCATGATGGAGGACTACTGGATACCA